GAGTCGCTCCTCGATCCGGGTCCGCTCCTCGTCGTTCGAGGGCTCGACCGAGCGGAGGGTCTCGATCTCGGTGGCGATCTGGGCGGCTTCGTCCTGGAGGCGAGCGAGTCGTGGCGACGGCATGGGGGAGTCCCTTCGTGTGTCTGGTGGTGTCCTTACCGCACATCACGATATGAGAGGCCGCCGCGGCAGAATCTCGCGGAGCGTTCTACGGTAGGACGTTCAGCGACACGTCCCCGACGTGCATGTCTTCGCACGCTCCGCGACGCATCGCGGGCACTTGCAGCCGCAGCGTTGCTCGATCTTCCCGTCGGGCTTCCAGACTCCGCGGACGCACGTCTTCCCGCAGTCGCAGACCTGCGGCGTCGGCGACGGCGGGGCCGGAGCGTCGACGAGCATCGAGGCACGAGCGGCCGACACGGCCGCGGCGGCCTTCGGGGCCTCGAGGTCGACGGACCTCGGGTCCGACGAGAGCCAGACCAGGAAGGCGATTAGGGCATTCCAGATTCCGGAGAGCATCACCAGCCCCTTCCGTTGTGGATGATCGGATAGCCGTCGTCTCCGACGTTCGCGGACCTGGCGACGTGGTGGTCGGGCTGCGGCTCCTCGGGAGGCTTCTCGGCCAGGAGGGCGACCCAGAGCAGGCTCCGAGCGGCCCTGGCGATCCACCGCACGACCGGCCGGTCGGCGGGCTTCGGCGTAATGTCATGCGACGAGGCGAGCCAGTAGCCGACGATCAGGGCGACAGCGACGGCGGCGAGCGTTCGGCGATCCATGGGATCCTCACGGGGCGAGTGTGAACGTGTGTGGAGCGAACCAGTCGGCGATCGTTTCGGGCGGGGCCGGCGTCAGCCAGTTTCCGTTATGGAGATCGCGCCAGCCGAAGCCACTGACCGAGCCGACTGCGAATGAGTCCTTCGCCCGGAGCATGGATTCCACGACGGGCCGCGTCACCCAGAACGAGCCGTCGGGCTGGTCGGCCGGGAACTTGCCGCGGTAGGTGATCCATCGGGGTCCCCAGCTATTCAAACACAGGAGAGCGTCCGACGGTGATCCGTTCGCCTGGTAGCGGACCGCGACGAAACACATCTGGTGAGCCCACTGGCCGGAGGCGGCCGCGTAGCCCTGAGCGTTGGTCGTGCTCGCGAAGCCTTGCATCGAAGCCACAGGCACGGGGAACCCGGCCTCGATCGCGGCGGCAGCCTCGGCCCAGGTGGTCACGAGCGCGACATGGGCGGCCGGGTGCTTCTTCGCGATCGCGTCGAGCTTCCCGCCGTCTCCTTGGCCGCCACATCCGTAGGCTCCCCAGTCCTTCGCTCGGTTCGCGGAGTAGGCCGAGAGGTCGTAGCGGTCGAACTTCTCGCGGTAGACGACGCCCCAGTCGCGGACGAACCGAGCGGCCGCGGCCCCATACGATCCGTCGGAGTAGCCGCCGACCGGCGACGAGCCGTCACCTGATCGGCCGCGGGCCTCGACGCGAGAGCCTCCATAGATTGCCTCGGTGCTCGGGAACGACGGAGGCTCCGCGAGGCGGCCCGTCTCCCAGTCGACGGCCTGGGCGATCCATACGCCGTGAGCCCAGCCCCAGGAAACGCAATCCCCGATCCCCTGGCGTTCGCAGACCCAGGGCTTCCCGTAGCGAGCCAGGTGAGCGCGAGCCGCGGAGCGATAGAGGAACGTGTCGACGCCTTTCGCCTCGCGGACCGTCTCGGCTCCGGCGTCGCGAAACAGCGGCTGGGGCAGCTCCGCGAGGAATCGCTCGACGCCTTGCGGGTCTGGACGGTAGCCGAAGTTTTCGTCCCCCGGCCAGCCGGCAGGGCCGGGGCCGCGGTCGAGCCCGGCGACGATCGCGGCGGCCGCGAGCCCCAAGAGCAGAGCGACAGCCAGCCAGCGAAGAGCGTTAGCGCGAGGCATCGGCGGCAGCCCTCGCGATTTCCCTGTAGGCCGCGACCCACGCCGACCGCTGGGCCGGCGTCAGCGGACCGCCGGACGTGCCGGCCGTCGCGTCCAGGTGTTGCTTGATCACCTCCCTGGCTCTCGGGTGCTTCTCGCCCAGCGAGACGCCGCGACATCGCAGCTCGCGGGCACGCTGCCGCAGATCGTCGACGGCGACGCCTGTCCGGATCAGCGGCTCGGCCTGCATCGCATCCCATTCGATCTCTGAGGCCAACTCCTCCATCAGGGCCGACACGGTCGCGGCGTCGGCCGAGGCGTCGGGGCCGACGAACGTCCCGCGGAGGCTGAAGCCGGGGGCCGGGCCGGGAGCCGGCTGCGGAGCCGGGGACGGTGGAGCGGACGAGCCCCACGCGAACGCGGCCGCCGCGAGCAGGGCAGCCCCGGCGACGTGTCGCCGCTCCAGGGTCGGCAGCGACACGTCGCCGATGTACTTGGTGAACTTGTCGCCGGCGAACGCATAAGCCGCGGCGGCGATCAGGAGGGCGACGATCATCGGGCAAGCCTCACGAGTGGAAGGAGCTGCTCGATCACGCCGCCCGCGAGAGCCAGGACCAGCGACCGGACGGCCGGGCGGGCCACGAGCCAGATCGGGTAGAGCGTCACCGGGACCGCGTAGTCGGCAACGGCGTCGAAGAGCCGGGCGACCGCGTCGATCGCCATGAACTTCTTTTCCCGCCCGGAGAGCGTCGCCACGGAGTCGAGGGCCGAGACGACAAGCCGGAGGAGCGCGAGGAGCAGCTCGCCGAACTCCGACCAGGTCAGGCCGTCGGCGGCCGCGACCTTCGCGGACGCGATGTAGGTCGTGATCTTGTCGAGGAGGCCAGGCTGGTCGACTGCTTCGGTGATCGGAACGGTCGTGATGCTCATCGCTTCCGCCTCCAGACTTGATCGGCCGGGACCACTTGTCGGCGACGTTGCCGGCAGCTCTGACACTCGACGTATCGGACCTGGCGGTCGCCGGCCCGCTTGCTCGACTCGACGCGGCAGCGGCCGCCGCAGGTCGTGCATAGGCTCATGTTTTCGTCCCGACGAGGACCATGTCGTAGGTGGCCGCCAGCGTGTTGCCGGAGATTGAATACGCGATCACCTTGTCGATCGGAGTCGCCGTCGCGGAGCCCTCGACATTCGACACACCGACCGACCAGAGCAGGACACCGCCGGGATGGACCTCGGCGCTCCAGTAGGGAGTCGACGACGAGTCGGCGAGCATGATCCCGAGGAACTGGGCCGCGCTTGTGTTCTTCACATAGATAAGTCGGACCTTGTCGATCGACGCGGTGTAGGTCGTGCCCGACTGGGTCGGCACCGTCACCGACGAGAGCGTGGTCGTATCGGTCCCGGAGGTGGCGACGCTGCCCGACTTCCTGATGTAGATATTCGCCTGGCTCGCGCCGGTCCCGTTCGCGAAGGCGATATTCTCCAGCACGACGGACGAGTCCGACACGGACCCGACGGTGAGCGTGTTCGTCAGGTCGCAGTCGATCCGGAGGAGCCCGGAAACGGTCAGAGCGGAAGGCATAGCGTCCTCGTGTTAGCCGGCGTTGATTCGCATTCGGGCGACGGCGGCCGCGGCGGCAGCCTTCGATCCCGCGAGCGTCGAGACCTTGAACGATCGAGCCGCCGGGGCCGGGGCCGCCACGATTCCCTCGGGGTAGTCGTCGACCCACACGTCGACCGCGATCCCGGCCGCGGCGGCCGCGTCGCGCTTCTGGGTGTCGGCCCCGCACAGGATCAGGTCGCCGACCTCGAGGTCCGCGAACGCGAGCCGCAGCTCCTCGCGGTTTTCGTCGGTCGCCTCGCGTCGCGAGATACAGACGACGCGGTTCCCGGCGGCCGTCGCCATGTTGACGAACGAACGCCAGAGGCCAGGGGCCGCGGTGAACGTCCGGTCGTAGTCGAGCGAGATCACGAGCCCGCGGCCCTCGGCCCTGTGGTGGACGAGCCCTCGGGCTTCGCGCCAGGCCGACAGGGACCGAAGGCCGACGGAACTATTGGGATACGCGGCGTGTGTTACTGGGCTTACGTCAAAGATCGCCGCGTCGGTGATCGTCCTGGTGACGTTGCCGGCGGGATCCTCGTCCCAGGTCTCGCCTCGAGGATCGGGCAGTGAGAACGCGAAAGACGATCCGAAGATGTAGCCTTCCCGGATCAGCGGAAGGACCTCGGCAGTCGTCGGCGTGCCGACCGGAGGGGTCGCCCGGAACACGAGCCCCTTCTCGTTCTCCTGGATCTGGAGCGTGCCGTTCGTCGTCCGGCCGAGGACGGCGGAATCCATGTGGTTGTATTTCGCGACCACGTCAGCAGCGCCTCGCGGATCGTTCGGCGAGCGGTCGAGCCACTTCCGGAACGCTCCGGGCATAAAACGCTCTTTGAAGCCTCCGAGATCGACGCTCCATTTGTTCCATGGGGGAGCCATGCCGACGATCTGCGGCCGGCCGTCGTCGCGGGTCTCCAGCCGCAGCTCGATGTCAGGGTCGCCAGCCTGGGCCAGATAGCGGGTCTCAACTTGCGACATCGTTCTCGCCTCCGTCCATGGGATCCGCCGACAGGTCCGAGACTCGCTTCCCGACCGTGAACTCGGTCGCCTGCCCGCCTTCGTGAATGCGAACCGAGGCGACCGGCGAGTCGGGCGACGCGGAGATCGCGAAGGGCGACCCTTCGACACCGAGGACGCCGTCGGTCATCAGGTGCTCGATCGTTCCCTCGCCGCCGTCGAAGTAGACGTACTGGCCGAGAGCGAACCCGCCGGCCTGGTCGACGCTCTCGCCTTCGGACGACTGATCGTCCGGCGAGTCCTCGGCGGCGGGCGGCAGCGGCTCGCCTCCGGCGGCCCCGGCCTGGGCGGCCGCGGCGTCGAGCGTCGAGAAGCCGAGCTGGACGAAGGTCTGGTTCGCGGCCGGAGTGTCGAGCAGCTCGAAGTCTTCCCTGTCTCTTATCTCGTTCGGCGTGATCGCTCCGAGGTTCCAGAGCGTTTGATACAGGGCAGCCCGGCCGGCCGTGTCGGCCCGGAGGATCCCTCGCGTGTCGAGCTTCGCGTATACGTCCTCGCCGTAGACCGGCTGAAGCGCCATGTCGATCGGCGACTCCATGCGGCGAGCCCATGGAAGCAAACACCAAACCTGCGCGGAGAGATGCTCCTGCTCGACCGTCGAATATTTATTCATCTTCGCGTCGCCGAGGAGCGTCGAAGGGACGCCCCAGTGACGGCACACGTCAGGCAGGATCGCGTCTCGCAGCTCTTGAAACTGCGACGCCTCCATCGAGTTTGAGTCGATCGGCTTCAGTCGCGTCTTCTTCGGGAGGACGGCGGCCTTCCCGCGGTTCTCGGCTCCGCCGTAGACCTGGTGGAGCGACTCGCGAAGAGCGTCGACCGCTTCGTCGGGGATCTTCTCGTCGGTCTCGAGGACCATGTCGGGGCGAGCGGAGTTGTCCCAGAACGCGGTCGCCGCGGTGTCGAGTTTCTGAGCCAGGCGGATCGAGGTCGCGCACATCTCGGCCGGAGCATGGCCGACGATTCCGTTGTCGCTGATCCACTTCCAGTGAAGGACCTGCTCCTGTGGGATCGTCTCCCACACTCCGCGGTCCGTCCAGAACTTGTAAGACAGCGAGTAGTCGTCGAGCTGCTCGACCTTCACCCGCGACGGGTGCATCGGCACGAGCTGCGACATCCAGCCGCGGTCGCCGGAGAGAATCCTCGCGTAGCCGTTGCCGTGGAGGGCCGCCCAGTAGGCTTGCAGTAGGTAGAAGTCGAACGCCGACTGCCAGCGGTTTGGCCGCTTGCGGAGCGTGTAGGCGGCCGGGATGTCGGCCTTCTCGCGGCGGCCGTCTGGCCGGTGCCGCATGATCTGGACCGGGCAGATCGCGACGGCCTGAGCGATCCAGCGCACGACCCCGAAAATCGAGGAGACGCGGATCGCGGTCTCGGGTCCGATGTTCCCCGGAGAGATCGCTCCGAACGCGTAGGGCGACCCGAGCGAGGTCGACCGAAACGAGATAACGCGAGCGGCCGCGGCGGCCTTCGCCGGGGAGCGGCGGCGGCTGCCGCGGCCTCCATTGGCGGTCGGCTTGCGGCTGGGCTTCTTTTCGGGCACGGGCGGCGACCTCGTGGACGGTGCCCGCCAATATCCCAGCGGCCCGCCGGGCAGAATCTCGCTACAGGACGCGGATCCGCCACTCGTCGAGGCTCCGGCCGGTCCCCGTGTCCTCGTCGGTGGACGCGAGAGCGAGGGCATTCACGAGAGCCGCGACGCCGTCGATCTTCTCCGTACTCTTCGCCTTGTCCGGCTTGATCATCCCGGTGGGGTCGGTGTAGACGCAAACATTGTTCGCGTTCCACTGGGCGACCGGATTCCCGCCCGTGCGGAGCCGCTTCTCGACGACCAGGGCCTCGAGGAGTTTACATGGCGAGTTGAGCGTCGCGGTCCGCTGCGCTATGTCCTTCGTCGTGA